GGGCGAATAAAAAAGGGCTGCCTCTCCGGGACTGTCAAAAACTTTTGAAATTGAGGATTCATGAGGACGTGCGTTCGGATCATGTCCCAGAGGTTCCCACGACCATTGATTCCTTCGAGCGTATCAAACTCGCACGAATCATTTTCATCGTAATTCTTGCGAAACGGAACTTCCCGGCCCTCCATCTTCGCCTTTTCCTCGTTGAAGCGCGTGACGATCCGACTCTGCTCGGTCTCAGTCATAGGGACGTCAAAGACGTACACGTGATACACGTTGTTTACCCCTTCCGAGTCTTTAAAGGAAAAACTGAAATAGGAATATGTTCCCTTTTTCAGATTTATGATCCCACGAGTCTCCTCTTCGAGCTCACGCACCGCGCATCGAAGGGGGTTGAAGATTTCACGTCGGCGGCACCCGCCCGTAACAAATGTCCATTCTTTGTATCTTCGGTCGTGGACCACTAGGAATTTGGCCGGCTCGAGCCCTGGGCCGCTACTTACCGGAATCGCTATACTCTTGTGTCGCTCGAGCGGAAGGTCGTGCCGTGATGGATACATCACTCTCTACTACTGGGCTTTCAAAATAATTCGCGAGGTTACGCGTGCCTGGCTCATAAGTAATCAAAAAGAGCAGGCCCAAAAGGAGGATCCACGGCCAGACTTGCATTTAAAAAATACAAAGTATTTAATTTGCGTAAAGCACCGAACCCATACCCTTCTGGATCCGCAGGACGTTGTAGTTGACGGCGTAGAGGTAAGGTGATGATAGACCGCTGGTGGTCATGCCGTTGAGGCCGTTCGTCAGGGTAGTAGGCACGACGAGGCGGTATGTGTCGAGCCGAGAGAAGTTGAGCGTTCCGGTCGGCTGGAGCTTGGACGTGTCCAGGCAGTAGGGGATGATCAGGATGCTCGTCTCGCTGTTATTCGCAAGGTAGCCGTAGGGTGTGTGGTAGTACTGGTTGGCGTCGGTCCAAGCGGGCAGGGGGCGGGACTCGCCGACATCCACGCCGTTGATCTGGACCTTGAGCTGGTAAGCGGCGGCGTTCTGAGAGCCCGCTCCGGAATTGTAAAGGCTGCCATAGGCCTGAGACTGGAAGGCGAGGAACTTGACGGGGTGGGCCAGAGCCAGCTCCTGGACGGCGCCGTTCATGATAGGGATGCGCTGGACCTGGGTAATCAGCAGGTCGTGAGACGACTGGGCAAAAAACTCGCGCTCAGACTGATCGAGGTAGACGAAGTTGGCCCAGGCCTGGAAGGTCAGACTCGCGTATGTAACCGATGGATATGTGGTCGCCGAAGGGACATAGTTGGAAGGAATGAAGGACACGATAGTCTGGGGCTGAAGAGCGACCGTGCTGGGCGACGTTCCGAAAGTGATGGTGAAAGAGGTGGCGCTCAGGACTGCAGAAACATATACAGGCCCGACGAACGGGAGACCGACCACGATCGTGCCGAGCAGGCTCGCGGGCGACCGAAGAGTCGCGAGCACATTGAGCGTCGCGGAAGTTGCTGTAATGTTCGTGAGACTCGCGACCGTCGCCTGGCTCGAAGGAAGCCAGAAGCCAAGAGGGCCGGTCTGGAAATCGCCAGTCAGTGCGCCAGTCGACGATGTGTTGGAAAAGGATATAATTGCGTTCGAGAACTGACCGGCCGGAAGTAAAGCATTTGTGTAGGCATTCGAAGTGAGAGACTGGATGACACCCAAGCCCGTCAGATTCAGGGTATTGGCCGTTGCCGTGAGATTGCCTACGACCATTCCAGGAAACAGAGGGCCGTTCACCGTGTTTGAAGTAAGGATGATGTTGGCCGTGTTCGACGAGAACGTCTGACCGGTACTCACGGCCTGGAAAATGTTCCCTGTGGCATACGCATTACTCGGCGTTATAAATGGAGTTGATGTGGGGGCCGTGGGAGTGCTCTGAGATGGAGTACCGACCTGCAGGCCAACCACGGGCGTGTTGAGATTCTGAGACCACGTGATCCGGAGCTCGACATCGTGGTACTGGAGGGCCACGAGGGGGAGGCTCACCGACCAGTCCTTGCAGAAGAAAAACTTGAGAGGGTAGAAGGATGCCACCTTATTTGTCGGGGAAGTCGAAGATAGCGTGTCATTATTCAGATAGCGCTGGTTATAGGTCTGGGCACCCGTGCACGGCTCGATATCTGTAGTATAATTATAGTCCTGAAGATCGATGACCTGCCCGCCGATCAGGAGCTCTATGCGGTCGATGACCTTTGACCAATCGAGATTGTTTACTTGCGCGCCGTTCTGATCGCGGGCCGTAAAGTACATGTAGGACAAAAGGTCGCCCTTTTTCTCCAGTCGAATGGTCGATATGGAGCCGGCGGATGGCTGGCCCTGAATAATCTGACGCTCGACCGATGCTGCATAGTGAGTGTAGCGTTTGTAGTTTGAACGAAAGAAGGAAATTTCTGGCTTGCCCGAAAGCCAAGTGTCCTGGGCGCCAGTCGCGACGAGCTGGACAATACCTCCACTCATTTACTAGAAGACAAAGAGTTTTTTCAGACCGTTGCCCAGGCAGGGACGGCGAGGGGATTCGAGGCGATCTGGGCCCGGGCGATGTTGAGATTTTTCAAAGTCCCGAGGGGGTTCGGTTCGCACTTGGCGTTGTTGAGCTCCCAGTTCTCTGGAGCCTTGTACGGGCCGGCCCCTCCTGAAGCGTGAAGATCCATAGGACCCGGCCGGACCGGGATAGACTCTGCCCGGACCTGCGTCGCTGCACCCACGGCCCCCTGAGGATCGGCCCGCACGTTCATACGCTGGCCGTTTCCGGCCCGATCTGGATTCACACGATTTCCGGTCGAGTGGGGCAGCTGGCGGTCCGTGAGTTCTGGGTTATACGCCTGATAGACCCGTGCGTACTGGCCCGGACCCATCTCGAGCCCGTCTCCCATTCGCCAGCCCGTCTCCTGGCGAATGGTGGCCCGGCGGGTCTTGATCTGGTCTGGCCGGCCCTCCGGCGCCCTGATGGTGCCCTGGCCCTGGCCGCTGTTCTGGGCCGGAGGCCGAGTCCACGTCTTTGTCACCTTGGCCTGATGAGTCATCTGGCCGTTAATAAGGTCCTTGTCGGGAAAGGCCAAGCCGCCACTCTTTACAAAGTAACTGGCCGGTCCTTCCCCTCCTGGAAGGGTCACGAGCTTCTCCTCATTCACGTTATTGGGAAGAGCTCGAAAGAACTGGTGGAAGCCGCCAATCGCCGGAACGTTCGGGGCGACGCCCAGGCCGGGCCCGACCTTGACTCGCTCGACAGGCCCGACGTTGTTCATCTTGTTTGTAACATTTTCACGATTGTACAGATCGTAGACTGGCTGGCCGTGAGGATATCTATTGGCGATCGGAGACCAGTCTTGGAGAGAAGGGACGGCCTCTTTTGGAGGAAGGTAGGTGTCTCCGATGCGCCGACCGAACGACGGGTTGATCGGCCGAAGACCAAAGGCGTCCGCACGCCGGCCAGGAGCGTCTGCGGCGAGATCGGTATCGAGCCGCGTCAACTGATGAGGGGGCACATTCATAATGGGTACAGTGGTTACGGGCTTGTCGCTCAAGCGCTGACCCGCAAACACAAGACCAACGATGGCTGCAAGAGCCAATGGTTCCATATTACTTTTAGTTTATATTTTAACCTATGAACCGAACCCGCCCTGGGCCAGACATCGCGGCCCAGGGTTTCGGGCCGACCTGATGATACGGAACGATAGAGGGCTGGCGCTGATTAAATCGGTTGTTTTGATCATTGCTATACGTGCTAATAGGATCAAACAGACGGACCGGGAAGGGATCTCCGCCGATGTAGAGATTTGGAAAATCGTAGGGCGTCTCGCCCCACTGACCCTTCCATGTGCTCGTCGTCTGCGAGCGGAGGCGATCGTCGACGCGCACAATATCGTCCAGAAGAACAGTTGCGGGGCCTTGCCACACGCGTGGCTGGAGAGTCAGGTGGTCCGTGCTGAGCGTGCGACCCATTTCTATGTGTCGAGGTTTTATTTCCGAGTCCTGCGGACTCGTCTAACGCCCGTTTCCTGCGCGCATCTGTGCCCGTTCGGGGAAATGGAAGCGATCACTGTCTAGGTCGGCCACGCCAGAGCCATCCTTGGCGAAGGGTGCAAACTTGGGCCCAAAGGCGGCTTCAGCAAAGGCGTTCTGGTCGTTGGGAATGGTCGTACTGGCCGGCGTGTAAAAGTTGCGCTGAGCCTCCTTCTTCTTCTCGAAAGGGTGAATAAAGTCCCAGACCTTTTCAGTTTCGGCCTGAACGCTCGCCGACCAGGCTGCTGGAGGACGATCCGGATTATCCACATAATCAGTCATGAGCACGTTCCCCATGGGATTATCGATGGTCGGAAGCGTCACGGCATCGCGGCCCCAGTAGGGCGCGCGGCCATCCCCTTGCGCGGGGCGGACCTGGCCATCCGGAATCTGATTATTTATAAAAAGAAAATAAAGAACGGCCAAGACGAGAATGCCCAGGGCCAGGATACGCGAGTCCCGCTTAATGAGGTACAGAAGGGCCATCGCATAGACTATGAAACGAGTCGTGGCCGAGACCCGGTCCCTTGCAGACTGGGAACTCGTCGGCCAAAACTCTAAAAGTTTATCCTTGCGAAATATCTCGTGAGGATCCATCTACTATTTACTTCTTACTTTTTTTCTGACGAGAGCCGCTCGTCACGCGACGCTGGGGCTGAGGGAACCCACCACCGCCCATCATCCCAGATAGGAGCCCGCTCAGAGCCGCGGGATCGAACGCGCCGCTCTCTGCGCACTTCTTCGCCGCGGCCTCGATCGCCCCGAGAGTCTCTGGAGGGAACATGGAGAGGGTCATGCCGATCATGTATATTCCGTTCAGGTGATTCCAGATAGCCTGCTTGGTCTGGTCGGACGCGCCGGCCCACACAGGCCAGAAGGTCATTTGCTCGATGAAGGCTGGGTCGCGGGCCGTAAGACCCTTGGCGTCAAGCTTCATAAAGGACTCGAGAGGACCCCGGACGGACGCCTCGCGAGCCAGCGCAAACTCACCCTTAAAGGCCAGTACGGAATCATTATCCGGAAAGGCGCTCTCAAGATCTGAGATAAAGTCGGCATACAGCTCGTTAAAGGCATCCAGAGAACTCATTTAATAAAGGGTTTGCTTTACTTTTAACTAAATGAGCGCAGGAGCACTTGATACAGAAACAAATGAATATGTTCTCCCTCGTGATGCCCTGAAGGAAAGGAGGTATCACTGCGTGGACTGTGGAGACCGCGTTATACCCAGGCAGGGAGACGTCCGTGTACACCACTTTGCCCATCATGTAAAAAATAATTGTACATATTTTGAGCACCCTAACGAAAGTCAGGTACACAAGGACGCCAAGTATCGCCTGGCCGAAATGTTAAAACAAAAGAAAAAAATAAAAATTTCAAGATTTTGTAAAGTCAATAATTGTTCACAATTTACTGAAGGGGCAGGAGGTTGGGAAATATTTGATATTATTCATAAAGATGACGACGAGGTCAAAGTAGAATTCAGAGGTCCAGGAGGGGCTTACATAGCAGACGTGGCTCTATTGAATGACGGAAAACCTAGATATATATTTGAAATAAAATATACTCATGCTACCGCCACTGCAAGGCCCGAACCATGGTTTGAAATAAATGCAGGAGATTATAAATCAGAATACTTGCATTGTGTCCGTGAAGGAAAATGCGATATATGTAAAAAATTTGACCATATTGAATATTCAGGCTTTCGTCTTCCTAAAATATATCCAAGATACGCAACACACAATTGGGAGCAGTATCGTAATTGTGTGATATGTAAACAAAAAAAATACTTTCCGGTTAAATTTTATTATTTTCATGTAGCCTTGTGTAAGAAGTGTTTTATAAATGAAGATTGGCGTGTCATGAAAAAAACTTCCGACATTCCAAAAAAATGTTTATTAGATGACTAGAACGGCTCAAGACTCACAGACTCTCTGTGTCCAGAACCTTGGGCCACGATGAAATAGACGAGTAGGGCCACCAGAAAGGC